TTTATACGTTGCCCCAAAGACTGCTGCTCTTGCGAATGCTTCTTGTGCATGTGTTTCTTCCTCCCAAAAATATCTATCTTTTAATGTATCTAAACTAAACTTGTCTAGTTTCTTTTCTTTGTCATAGTCTATAACTATTCCTAAGTAAGGTTTCTTTCCTACTTTATCTTCTACCATTACTCAGCTCCCTTGTCGTTTAAATGTAATGCAATCAATGCATAGTGTATAATCTTAAGAAGGTCAGCGTCAGACTTACCATTCTTTTTACCATAACGCATTGCATACTTCATGATGTTACCTATACAAAAACCTTCGCCATGACCTGCATCTATTATCATATCAGTTGCCTGATACTTAGAGTGTGCATAGTGTTCTGTGTACGTATCATCAATGTATTGTTTAACACCATGTAAGTTTATACTCTCGTCAAATTTATAATCCATATTTATTCTGTCCATTGTTTAGGCAAGTCAAACTCACTATACCATTTAAAATTATTTTTCTCTGCCCATTCTGCATGAGTACGTTTACTACCATCTTTTCTTTTCTTAGCTGCAGGCATAGGTGCTAAAGGTTTTGCAAAGATGAACACAAGAACCTGATGAGCTTTTAAATTCTTACGAACCCATATGTATTTACTATACTCTGCGTAATCCCAGAACCTACCCTTTGCTTCAATTAAATATTCTACATTACAAAATGTTTTTCTAAAGTCAGGTTCATATGTATGCTCAACTGTGTAGTCTATCTTATCTCCATGATGTGACCATTCTTTTAATTGATTAGCATGTAATTTATATTCCCAATTAGAATCATACCCTTTAGGTAAATCTTTTTCAACTGGTCTGATTTTACGGGGCTTACGAAATCCTTTCTTCATTAGTGTATTATCTCATGTTTAGGGTCAAGTGTCAATCTTTTATTTTGTTCTTCATTAAGAAGTTCTAATAATTTGTTTACTATTTCAGGCTCTACTGTTTCAATACTGTTGCCTGCATATATATAACTACCTACTATCATAAGCAGTTCTGATATATCTATTAAATCAAGGTCGTGTAAATCATTATCCATGCTCTAACTCCTGCACTTTAATTGTTGTATAATCTTGTCTGCCTTGTTTAATAAGTTTTTTAATACCTTTAATAAACCAACGTAAAGTGTAGGCTGAAACGTGTAGACTTCTATTTCCATAAACGTGAGTCTGCTCAGGTATGTAATTGTGTACATTTACAATCGTAACTTTTTCTTGTTCCTCTTCAGGCACTACACTCTTAAGCCACTCAACCATTAAGTGCTTTGCGTGCTTTCTTATTTTCTTTTCTTGCTTTGAATTCATTTGTTATCTCCTCTACTTTAGGTTGTTTAACTACAGTTGTTAAGTAAGAAAGTCCATTAGCATACTTAAATACTTTTAATCCTTCTCCGTTGTTAGAATCTTTGTGACACTCAACCTTGTGCCTACAAAAGAAACATCCTCTTGCAAGTTTCATGTTGCCTGATTTACCATCAGGTATCGGAGTGTAACAGATTTCAGGTGGTGTGTCCACCTTTAAAGACTTTTTTACCTTAGCTATTTTACTCTGTATATTAGGTTTGTCAAGTTCTTCTGGAATATAAAGAGCAAGTTCTCCACTCTCTTTGTTCATTGCTAGGAAGCCACCCTCAGATGTACCATGTCCTGCTTCGTAACCTGCAAGTTGTGCAAGGTATCCAAAGGTATCATCGTCTGCTAGTGTCCCATCTCTAAACTTCTTAAAGGCAAATCCTGATGCAGTCTTAACGTCAATGACTTGACCATCAATCACACAGTCCATGTGTCCTTCAACACCTTTAACCTTGACGTTCTTTTGTTCGTCCGTTACATCGTGTCCTGCATGTCTTACAAGAAGAAGTACAACCTCTTCGAGTAAGTGTCCGTAAAGAAATTTAATAAAGGTAGAAGGTGTTATTGAATTACTTTCATCAGGATACTTCATGTCATACCATAACTGTCTGTTAGGTTTACCCACGTTGGACATACGTAACGTGCCTGTCGAGCGTGCTGTTGGTGTAGACCATTGACGTATGACTTCTTTCATGTCCTCGCCAAACTTATCTATGACTTCATCAGATAGGTTAAGTGATTCGCCCTTGCCAAGTACGGATAGTTTAGAGTAGATGTCTTCTACTAGTGTGTTTAATTTTTTCATTCTTTATGCTCCACGAATCTTAGTTCTCTATTGTCAGGATTAAAAAGTAAAAACTGTACTCCTAATTTTATTTGAAGTCCTGTTCTGCCATCTTTAAACTGAGTTTTGTTTCCTGTTTTATTTCTATGATCAGGCTGTGATGTTTTAACATCAATCAAGGTAAGTTCCCCTTCAGTACTCATTGCTATTAAATCTACTGGACCTGAACAACCTGAGTTTTGAAAAACTTCATAACCATTATCCCATAACCAAGTGACTGCGTAGTACTCTGCAAAGTCTCCTTTTCTATTTGTGTTGTTAGTGTGTTTCACTCCAATTATCTCCTACTTTGTATTCACCATCCATAGGACAGCGAAGGTTATAATGTTCCCCTGCTTTGATAATACATTCAACAGCTAACGCACCTACGTTCTCTGCTATATCTTCTCGTACTTCCATCTGCCATTCGTCATGGATGTTAGCTACAAACTTAGCATCGAAGGTGTTTAAACGTATTAAAGAATCTAACATAGCAAGTCCACGTTTCATAACGATAGCACCTCCACCTTGTAATAATGTGTTGAGAGCAGCGTGCTGTGTGCGAATTAAAAGCCTGCGTCCATCTATTCCTTTGAGCCAATGCTTGCCTGACGCTCTTTGTACTTTATCTCTAAGAGATTTAAATGATGGGTTATTATTAAGAAATTGTTCTCTAAGTCGCTTACCACTTTCTCTGTTTCCTCCAACCACACTCCCAAGCTTTGCATCTCCTGCTCCGTATATGAGTGCATATATGAATGTCTTCGCCTGATCTCTTGATTCAAGTCCTGCAGCTTTCTGATTAGCGGTGTGTATATCTCCGTTAATGATTTCATTTACATACTCCTCGTTTTGCATGTAGTGTGCAAGCATTCGTAGTTCTAAACCACTCGCATCTATACCTACTAATTTATATCCATCCTTAACAATCCAACAAGACCTACATTCATTCCCGTATGGACTGTGTATGTTAGGAACTTGAGCCATGTTAGGACTCCTATGAGACATGCGACCTGTAATTGTTCCGTTAGGAATTACAAACCCATGTACTCTATTGTCTTCGTCTAAAGCTTTGATCCAAGAATCAACCTGAGCAATACGCTTCTGATAAAGAAAGTATGAAGCTATGAGCTTTGCTTGGGGTATCTTATCTATCTTACCAAGTGTTGTCTCATCTACTATCGGCTGACCTGTAGGTGTAAACTTCTTAGGCTTCCAACCGAACTCCATCAAGTACTCACCAACTTGTTTACGTGAACCAAGATTAAAGTCTTGAAGTTTCCTACGCATAAAAGGTTTAATATTATTTGTAGGTAATCTTTCTTCGTACTCTTCAGGGGTTAATCCTGACTTAGATAATGTTCCATCCTTCTTAAGTTTAGGATTTACTTGTCTGATGTCAACTAACTTAGGTTTAAATTCTTTATGAACTTCATCCTCTGCTTGTTGCATCTTCTCTCGTAACTCTGCTAAAAGTAATTCCCCTTTCTGCAAATCAAATTGGAATCCTGTGTCCTCTTGTTTCTTTATTATATCTGCAACAGTCTGCTCAAGTGCGACACATTCCTTATTAAAACCTGCTCCTTCTTTACGTAAGTGATGAAACAAAACTGTATTGAGATGTACATCACGTACACAATACTCTAACATATCCTTAGAATAGTTTAAGTAATCATCAAACTCTATCTTCTTAAAACCTAAACGAAAACCCCACTTCTCTAAGCTGTGTCCTCCTTCACGTACAGGATTGAATAGTCTTGACATAACAAGAGTATCAACAACAGGTTTATGAGATAACTTTATACCGCCTAGCCTTTCTAATACAGGGATATCAAACCCTATAATATTATGTCCAATAAGTCTATCAGCTTTCTCAAGAAACTTATATCCTTCCTCTAATTTATCAGGAGGAAACTTGAATGTCTCTTTGGAGTCAGCGTCCTGTGCTACAATACAATGTATCTTGGTAGCCTTAAGGTCGTCTGTCTCTATGTCAAATACTAAATCCATATCTATAACTCCAAGAGTTCATTATCATCTTCTTCAAACTGTTCTTTAGGTACTTCCCTTAGCCTGCCAGTTTCTCTATCGTAACGTAAGTGAGATGCAAGACCCACATCACCTGTGTACCTAGACTTTAATACTCTCACACGGGTCGTATTAGATTCTTCTTCATCCTCTGATTGTTGATTACGTTCAAGTGCAATAACACAATCGCTTAACTGTGCGATACTTTGTGAACCTCTTAAGTGTGAAAGACTAACCTCCACTCCGTTCTCGTGTCCTTTATTACCATCTACCCTACGTAAGTGAGATACTAATATCATACCAACATTAGTTTCTTCTACAATACTTCTAAGTCTGGTCATGATATTATCTATAGACCTTCTTTCATCCCCTTCGGATAATGAAGACACTAACATATGTAAGTGATCTACTACTATCCATTGACAATCGCATGCTATAATCATGAACCTAATCTTATTAAATATTTCATCTATACTATTCGTTCCGAAGTGAGCATGAACCCATACTCTATTCTTATTCTCCCCATCATACAGGATGTCAAAGAATTTGTCAATCTCTTCTGGTGAGAATTGATCTCGCTCTTGATCAATGTATAGTCTAGCGTTAGCTTCGATGGATAAGATACCATCAACAGTCCTTCTCCAATCTTCTTCAAGAGCTATGATACCTACGTTGCCTGTAGTTTCTTTAATCAACCAATGCTCAAGCTCTCTCGTTACTGAAGACTTACCTAGTCCTGTACCACCTGTTAAGGTTAGTAGCTCTCCCTGTCTCATCCCAAACAGTTTATCATTCAAACCTTTCCAAGGATAAGGAACACTTTCTTTCTTCTCTCGATTAAAGAAATCCCCTTTTGATTCTGATACATTTATAACTCCACTAGGAGTATAAGTTTTAGCTGACCACCAAGCCTCAACAAATTCTTTATGTTTGTTCTGACGAAGCATATCATTAGCATCTTTAAACCCATTAGGTAAAGACATAATCTTTGCTTTACTAGGTTGGAATAACATTGCAACTTTCTTTGCGGCTTCCTTACCCTGCTTGTCACTATCAAAACAGATAACAACATTATCAAAACTTTCAAGGAACTCTAAGCTTTCTTTGATATCTTTAACTGCTCCACTTGAGCCACGCTTGATTGATACTGATGCCCACTTGCTACCCATTAATTCATAGCAAGCCATTGCATCACACTCACCTTCGGTTATAGTAACGTACTTACCTTTCTGAAAGAGTTGCTCTCCAAATAAACCTGTCCCGTTAAAGCTACCCATAACAGAAAAGTTTTTATCCCTAACATATCTAACCTTAGTAGCAGTAAGCTCATGCTTATTGAAGTAAGGGTAAAGATGCTGAACGATTTCCCCATTAGAACTAAGGACACACTTGACGCTATACTTTTTAGCAGTCGCTTCTGATATCCTTCGGTCTGTTAGAGCAGAGTAATCTGCACCATGTGGATTCTCTATTGGTTTTATTGTTTCTTGTTTCTTTGTTGGCATTGTCTTGCCCTTGGTTGCTCCCTCGTAGTTAAGAAAGTAGGTGTCACAACTAAAACATTTAGCCGAGCCATCTGTATTCTTTGCTACTGGATCACTACCACCACACTCAGGGCATGGTAATTTATATTCTGCAAAAGCCATATTGATTTCCTCACGTTATTAAAAAGTGTATAGTTAGTTCGGGTATGGATTTCGCAGTCTTATCCCTAATTCATCTCCGACCTTTCCTCATGTCCTCTTAGTCAATTAAGACTACTCACATTTCTAGGTTCTTTATAGGAGCATCATCCCCTAACTATACTGTCTAGTTTTTTACAAGGTCTAGCAACTTGTTAGACACACTAGTCTGAGTCGTTAGACTCTGATAGTTCTTCATCAACTACATTAGTTGAATCTTGTTGTCCTTCTGTATTAACAATCTCAATAATCTTATTAGAGAAAAAGTTTATACTTGCTTGTAACTCTTCCAAGTCAAGCATGGTATTAGCTTTCTTCTGATTCAATCGTTGTAATCTACCAAAGATTCCTTGCCCTTCTTCTGGTAAGTCCTCCACATTTATAGGTACATTATCTATTGTTATACTAGGTTTAATTTCTTCTTCTGTCATAATTAAAACTCCAAATCATCATCTATAGATTCTAATTCGCTACCATCAGAACCTGTGTATTCAACAAGGTCAATAACCTGTACTGCTTGAAGGTCTAATCCTTTAAAGTCTCCAAACTGATTGGTTGTTTCCCACTCTCGGTATTGAACTCTAACCTTTGAACCATTCCCGACAGATATGTCTAGTGGTTCTTTGTTAGCGTCCAATAGTTTAGGTACTGCATTAGGAGTACCATCCTTACGTTCAACTTTTCGTTTGAACATAATCTTTTTAACACCATCAACATCCTTAACTCTAAAACCACGACCTGTAAAATCGTCTGCAGTTTTATCATCAAGCACTAAAGTGATTTGATATTCTGGTGTAAATGTTGTGTTGGGCACTCTTACTGCCGCCCATTCACATTGTCCTTCAAGTATTGCCATTTTTTTCTCCTATTTTATTATTGATATTGAAGTCGTTTAAACTGTGTGAGGTTTTGAGTGAATCGTTAGACCTCTTACTAACCCTATGCTGTATAGGATACGTGCTAACTAGTGGTATAGTGAGGGCTACGTAGTTAGCTATATGATTCATGGTGTTACTTCCCTCAAGTATGGTTCATAAATATATCCCACGAACACATCATATGTTTGTTTATCTAAGAAAGATAAGACATAATCATTATCTATTACCTTTAGATTATGTCCTAGTTTCATCTCGTCCATATCATTCATAATATTAGCATCCGAACCTACTCTCATGTACTGTTCTCTTGTTAATACTATTTCTTTATCACTTAAAACTATCATGTATACCTCTATTATAACATGGGTTGCTAATCAAAGTCAACTTCTTTTTTGAATTAATTTATCTTCTTTATAAAGTTCTAGTGTACCATCAGCATATCTAATCTCTCTAATGCCATTGTTATAATGGACAGAAGTTATCTGATCTTTGAGTATTAACTTCTCATACACAGGAAAGATATCGTACTGTGTCATATGTCTAACCACACTTCATTAAACTGATCATTATAAAATGTTTCTTTGTCTGCCCATTTATAATCTGTATCGCCTTCACAGTTATTCTCATGCTCAGTTGTACTACCATCTTTGTATGTTAGATGAAGTGTACCATACTTAATATAGTAATCATCTATTTCATTAGCATCAATGTTTAATTCTTCCAAATCCCATTCAAGCGTTGTTGTGTACTCAGCTATTAAAGTTATAGCTGTCCTATCAAGCAACTCATCCTTTGTTTCTTTATGTTCTTTTAAGTCTATTACATTACTCATTATTTATCTCCTGATCGTTGTCCCATTTTGTTCGTGGTCTAAGTGTATAAACTATAGGTTTAATATCTTCTAACACATCTTCCATAGCTTCCTTAACATCTTTATCAGTTGGATACCCACTCATATCTAGTTCTACATAGACCTTGTACTGTACTGGTATGCCTAGCCACTCATCTACCTTGTCGAGCCTAAACTTTCTCCACTCTCCACCATCTCCTTCAGGTGCTGTCCACCCACCGAAGCCATCAAAGTCTCCGAAGAATTCTTTAGGTAGTATCTCCCTGATAGTATCCTTTCCATCATACATAAACTGCACAGTCTGATTAGTTTTAATAGCATCTATTATATCCAATGTCATTTGACTAACATTAGGTCTTTCCTTTGCTACATATTGTTTTAAATTATTTGCACTTACCATATTACTTCTCCTCCTTTATGTATCTATGCTTGTCACTGTTCCATTCAAGACCTAACAAGTCTGTTAGTTTCCATCTAAGAGTATCTAGCCTGCCTAAATCACTCACATATAAATCATGAAACTCATTTAGTCCTGATACTATATTGTCAAGTTTATTAACTTGCCAAATATACATAGTGTATTCTTCTGGTGATAACTCTATTGTTACTTTAGTTTTTAAATGTTTTATATTCATTTTCCTTGCCCTCTATATTTTTTGTAGGTTTGTTTCTTTCTTTTATTCATGGTCGAGAAACCTACGTTACCTCTACCAATCGAAGTCTTTTTCTTTACACTCTCATGT